TCATAAAATGTAAATTCAGCATCTTTAAATGTAATCAAATTAAAGAATTTAGCTAAACCATTAATTTTTAATGTAGCACCTGAGATATTAGAATTCTCAGGTCTTGAAATAATATAATCAGGTTCACCCAATATCTGATTAATAAATGTGTAATCAGGGGTATTAAGAACACGGGCAGTAGCAATAATGACATAACACGATTCATCTTTTAAATCCTTTTTATATTGTTCTGCTAATGGTAATAAAGAATCATTCAAGGCTAAATCTTGATTTTCTCTCCAATAATTTAAATCGATTCTCTCGCCATTTTCATCTACAATAGTGCGATATCTGTGCAAAGAACAAACTATTGTTCCATCCATATCATAAATTGAAACCTTTTTAATTTTAGCCATTCTGTAAACCTTTTCTGTTAATGTCCCCATTATACACAAAAAACCGCCCAAAAACCATGTGTGTGAAAATACAACATAGGTGTTTACACCTATTGACACGGGCTACAAAATTATGGTATAATTTTGGCGCAAACCGAAGTGAGTGCTTACTTCGCTGCGGCGCAGACCTGAATACCTGAGTATTCAATTTTTTCTGCAAACCTGAGTATTCAAAATGAAACCAAATCTACCCGATAATTTTTGTTGAAATAATCACGCCATTGGGTGAAACCTGATTTTGTGTCGTGACCTAAATCTTGATTGTTTTCCATTTGCCATGCATGAACATACTCATGTGCAAGTGTACAAAATAATTGCTTGTCTGATTTTATTTCGCTAGTGGAAAGCCTGATTTTGTGTGCTATCTTTTTTTCTGAAAATTTTGTTCCCTCATACATTCCCATGCAGGGATCACCATCAAAACGGATAACCTTGTTTTTCGCAAAGTTAACCCTATGCTTCAATTTGAATTCATCTTGAAGCATAAGCTGGAACAATCTTGTTTTATCTGATCTAATCATTTTGAAAACCAAAGCAATAGTGCAATCTTGACCCACACAAAGACTAGGACACCCATACACACATAAAATATTTCAGTATTTGTCATTAGTCAACCTGTATATCTGTGATTACATTATTGTTTACAATAAAGTACATTTCAACCAAACCCATAGAAACCCAAACGCAACCATTACCTTCACGGATAGCATAGGGTTTATTAGGGTATTTTTTAGCTAAGTAGCTTTCAACAATTTCAAAATTTTTCATAGGTCTATTATATCAGATAAAATCAAGATAGGGGCAAAGCCCCTATTGGTTACAAGGATTTCTCAGCCTTGATAAACTCGGCAATCTTTGCCAATGCTACCTTGTTAGCCTTAGTGAGGGATTCTGTATCAGCCTCAGTCAAGCCCAAAGCCTCACCAATAAAATCAGCATGAGTATCCTTTTTAATAGGTGTCTCGCCTGATTTTGTTTTGTATGCCTTAGCCACATAAACCTTTTCACGAGATAGCTTTGCAACAACTGAGCGAACAGTTTTGCCTAATGCCTCAGCAATAGCGTCAACTGTCATGCCAGCTTCGTAGTCGGCAACCATGCGAGCAGTTTGCTCTGGGGTGTAGTTTACTGTTTTCATTTTCATTTCCTTAAAATTAAATTATATCACAATGGCTTCATCATTGCAAGCCAAACCCATAATGGTGAAAAGGTTATTGCAACAAATAAAATTGCTTGCAAAATTTCTGTTAGTAATTTCATGTTGGTTTCCCTTGTCATCATGTTGTCTATTATACACGAATAGATTAAAAAATTGTTGAGTGTGCTTAAATACAACATAGGTGTTTATCCCTATTGACTAGGGGCGGTTATTAGACTATGATTGACCCATAGCTACAGGGCCCCCCGACACGGCCTATTTCAGGAAAATTTCCAAATACCCTAAGGTGCCAAAATCCACACTTGCTAAAATACCCCCAAAGTGTTATAATCAACACTAAAGGACACAATTATGACCACTCATTTACCTGCAGAAACTGTACGCATCAGCCCCGAAGCACTAGAAGTTGCCAATGCCTACCTGCAACTTAATGATGCACGCGCTGTCGCTCAAGAACTAGACCTAGATCCCGAAGTAGTAACAAATCTTTTAGCCCGACGTGAAGTCAAAGCCTACATCGACTCGGTTTTCTTTGACTCAGGCTACAACAACCGATTCTTGATGCGACGTGCAATGGATGCACTAATCAAACAAAAGTTTTCGGAACTAGAAGAATCACAAACTGGATCAACCAAAGATATTGCTGAATTGCTACAAATGTCACATAAAATGTCAATGGACTTAATGGATCGAGAAATTCAACTAGCCAAAGCGCAACAAGCCACAGGGCCACAAAAGCAAGTTAACGTGCAGATCAATGAAGGACTAGACGGTAGTAAGTACTCACAGCTGGTACAAAAGCTGATAACTGGTGAAGGCGTATGAAAATTCACCCAATTTTTTCAAGCTTTCTTGCAGTTAAGCATTTGACTGGTATTAACAATGAAGAGTTAGTAAAATATGCTTACCAATTAAAAGAAAAATCGCCTGGTGTTAAAAAAAGTAATTTTGCAGGATGGCAAAGTGATACCTTAGAAGATCAACAACCACATCCAGAAATAGCTAAATTAGCTAATCTGATCGTAGACTCAGCCGATGAAGTAAAGAGCTCTATTTTTCCAGAACCCGATTCGTCCGTTTCTTTTTTAAACAACATATGGATTAACATTAATCCATGTGGTGCATTTAACAAGCCACACGTACATCCAAACGCTGTACTTACTGGAGTGTATTATGTATCAACACCTGGACCTAGTAGTAAAATAAACTTTCAACATCCTGGAATAAATGTGCAATATCACTATACTCCCGATGTAATGAAAGGAAGTAATAATTTTACTTCTGCTTTCTGGAAGTACGAGCCAGTTGCAGGAGATTTATTAGTATTTCCAGCATACTTGTCACACTTTGTTGAATCTAATATGTCTACTCAAGATCGAATCTCCATAGCGTTTAATACGTCTTTACAATTAATTACTGGCAAAGGTGTTTAATGCTGCCTACCACGTATCGCTCAATATTTATTAGTGATGTACACTTAGGCACTCGTGACTCACAAGCAGACCGCTTAAACAATTTTTTAAAGCACAACACCTGTGACACCCTATATCTTGTAGGCGATATCATTGATGCTTGGAAGATTCAACAGAACAAATGGCGTTGGAAGCAGAGCCATACCAATGTGGTACGAAGAGTATTAGGTCATGCCAAACGTGGTACTCGTGTGATCTATATAGCAGGCAATCATGATGAGTTCTTAAGACCCATGATACCTTATGGTTTCAGTTTTGGACTAGTAGAGATACACAATCAAATCGAGCACGTAGGTGCTGATGGCAAGCACTACTTAGTAACACACGGCGACTTATTTGACGGAATTACTCGTTTAGCGCCTTGGATAGCGTTTTTAGGAGACAAGGCATATGACGCAGTTTTATCACTCAACTCTAAATACAATTGGATACGTCGTCGTTTGGGTTTTGGGTACTTTAGCCTTAGCAAGTTCCTTAAGCACAGGGTCAAAAAAGCCGTAGACTTTATGTTTAAGTTTGAGCAGAATCTAGCTGGTTACTGTAAAAAACGAGGATATGACGGAGTAATATGTGGACATATACATCATGCAGAAATTAAAGAGATTGACGGTGTGGCATACATGAATGACGGAGACTGGGTGGAGTCATGTACTGCACTTGTAGAGCATCACGATGGACGTTGGGAAATCGTAACATGGACAAGGAGTAGTGATGAACCTAAGCAACAAGATAACAATAGTAATACCCTCGAAAAATGAGGAAAACTATATAGCCCACTTACTAGATAATCTAATAAATCAAGAAGTCGGATTTACTAAGATTATTATTGCTGATTGCTCTACGGATAAAACTCGTAGCGTAATAGACTTCTATCGACCACGGCTTAACATTGAAGTTATTGAAGGCGGACCAGTTAGCTTAGCTAAGAATCGCGGTGCTAAATTAGTAACAACTCCCTACATTTTATTTATTGACGCAGATGTACGCTTTTTTAAGTCTACAGTTATTCACGACGCAGTTAGTGTTATGGAAGCTGAAAACTTAGATTTGGTTGGATTAAATGCCAAGTGTTATGATGGCGACATACGAGCACAAATTAGTTTCACCGCATTTAACATAGTAAACAACATACTAAAATATTTTTCACCATTTGCAGTCGGTGCATTTATGTTAACGCGCCGTGAAAAGTTTGAGGAACTAGGCGGGTTTCCTGAACAGTTTGCTACTAGTGAAGATTACTTTTTGAGTCGCAAGTATGGTGTTAACAAGTTTAAACTCTTAAATCACTACTTTGGACAAGATTCACGTAGGTTTCGCAAGATGGGCTATTTTGGTATGTCAAAGTACTTAATCAAGAATTTCTGGAATCGCAACAACAAAGCTTATTGGGATAACCTAGACTCTTCAAAGTACTGGAGTTAAAATGCTAGCAATATTCAACAAATCAATAACCCCACTATGTATTATACTAGCAGCCGTATCTTATTCAACTCCCAGTCACTGTGGCGGAATGTATTTAGAAATGCCATTAATGTGGCTAGTAATGGCTGTAGCACATATTCAGCCGTGGTTTGGCAAGGAATGTAAATGCTCCTAGTTTCCAGACCAGATATCAACGTTGATGTTATACAAGAGTTCGATCCTCAACAGAGATTTATTAAGCTACCCATAACAAATTACCTTAAGTTGTTAGATGTATACGATACAATCAACCGCCCACAGGTTGCCCTTATAAACGCAGTCAACGACCCTAAATACAGATTTATCTGTGCTGCACTAGCACGACGTCTAGGCAAAACTTATATTGCCAATATTATTGGGCAGCTAGTTACACTTGTTCCTGGGTCGAATGTGCTAATCATTTCACCTAATTATAACTTATCTAGTATATCATTTGAACTCCAACGTAAACTCATCAAACATTTCGACCTCGAAGTCGCACGTGACAACCTCAAAGACAAAATTATCGAACTCAGCAACGGTTCTACCATTCGTATGGGTTCTCTTAGTACCGTTGATAGTACTGTTGGTCGATCATATGATTTAATCATATTTGACGAGGCTGCCCTAGGCGAAGGCGGTGAAGCCGCCTTTAATGTTGCCCTACGACCTACACTAGACAAGCCACAAGCCAAAGCCATTTTTATCTCCACACCCCGTGGTCGTAACAATTGGTTTTCTCAATTTTGGCAGCGTGGCTTTGACCCTAATTTCCCCGAGTGGATTAGCCTACAAGCTGATTACACAGAAAATACTCGCATGGCTGAGTCAGACGTTGCCGAAGCGCGACGATCAATGTCAAAGTCAGAGTTCGAACAAGAATATTTAGCCTCATTTTCCGTATTTGAGGGTCAGATTTACACATTACAGGATACAGATGTTATTGACATTCCAGAAGATATTAAAGGCGAAGCGTTTGCTGGATGCGACCCTGGTTACCGAGACGCTACTGCTTATTGCGCTATCGTGTACGATTGGAACCGCGATTGCTTTTTTATTGTCGATGAATACCTAAAGTCGGAAAAGACCACGGCCGAACACGCTGAAGCGTTTACTGAAATGAATAACAAGCATGGTGTTGAAGTCACGTTTATTGACTCGGCAGCTGCACAGTTTGCAGGTGACTTAGCTTATTTATACAACATCTCAACAACCAAAGCCAAAAAAGATGTGTTACCAGGCATCGCATATGTGCAGACCTTGCTACAACAGGGTCGATTAAAGGTTGCCCCACATTGCACTAACGTGCGAGCCATGTTTGACCAGTATCGCTGGGATCAACGTGAGGGGCTCCAACGTGAGCGTCCTATGCATGATGATTATAGTCACATGGCCGATGCCGTCAGATATGCGCTTTATACTTACACGGTATAATGGTATAAAAAATTTGTGCATTGACTTTTGGTTGCTGTTCTGCTATAATAAGTGGAAATTTAGAATAATTTTATGGCAAAAAATACAAACAAGCGAATACCAGTCAAATGGGTTCGTGACAGAGCCAAAGCAGCTTACGAGAAAAAATCGAGCTGCTACATTTGCGAGACTAGTGCGGACTTAGAGCTGCACCACCTGCATTCAGTTACAATACTCCTAGATAAATGGTCTGAGGCTAAGGGATACGACATTTCAACCGACGACGGCATTTTAGCTGTGCGAGATGAATTTATTGCTGAGCACCGCACAGAGTTATATGATCAAGTTTACACCCTTTGTAATCGTCATCATGTAGCGCTACACGGTGTTTACGGTAAAGCTCCTCGACCTGGTAGTGAACCCAAACAAGCACACTGGATCGAATCGCAAAAGGCCAAGTTCGCTGGCGGTGAAACTGTTGTACCCAAAAAGAGCTTTGGTAGTTTTTTCTCAGAGTTCACTTAAGGGAAAACTATGTCAAGATTTACAGACTGGATTGTTACAAAACTTAATCCAGCACAAACTCGTATTGCTCAAGAAGCCGGTACACAGATTTCTACGGAAAGCAAGATCACGTATCTGCAAGCTTTCCAAAAATTAGAGTCGGTTAATCGTTCAGTAAGTATGCTTGTTAATGCAGCTAGCTCGCTTGATTACGACGTAAAAGATAAAATTAACGAAGGCGTTGTAGCCGGAATTCGTCAAAAGTCACTAAACACACTGCTAAACTTTCGTCCCAACCCTTATCAAAGCACCCAAGAATTTCGTCAAGCAATCTTTACAGATTTAATCTTAGAAGGTAATGTATTCATACACTTTGATGGTGTATTTATGTACCACTTACCTGCAAGAAATGTAGAGATTTTAACTGATACCAAGACATTTATCCGTGGTTATCGTTACAACGGAATGGTTGATTTTAAGGAACAGGAAGTCTTTCACTTTCGTGATCTTAATAGCCAGAGTATATATCGCGGCGCTTCGCGCTTAGAAGCAGCCCAACGAAGCATTGCTACACTTTATGCAATGAAAGAGTTTCAAGAGAACTTCTTTGAAAATGGAGCTGTATTCGGTTTAGTTTTAACTTCAGAAAATACGCTTTCACAGATTGCAAAAGAAAAAACAATTCAATACTGGTTACAGAAATATTCAACTAAACAAGGCGGTAAGCGCCCAGTTATTTTAGACTCGGGACTGAAGCCTGCACAAGTATCAAATCAAAACTTCAAAGATATGGATTTTGATCAATCAATAAAAACACACAACGAACTAATTATGCAATGTATTGGTATCCCACCTATTTTATTAGCTGGTGGAAATAATGCTAACATCTCGCCTAATTTACGATTATTTTATTTAGAAACAGTAATGCCAGTTGTTCGTAAGTTTACATCAAGCCTAGAACGATACTTTGGATATGACATTGAAGCAATTACTGCTTCTGTGTCAGCACTACAACCAGAATTAAAAGATATTGCTGCCTACCACTCGACTTTAGTCAATGCAGGCATCATTACAGCTAATGAAGCAAGAAAAGAATTACGTTATGAACCAATTACTGGTAATGACGAAATAAGAATACCCGCCAATATTGCGGGTTCGGCTGCTGATCCGTCGAAAGGTGGTAGGCCCACAGATAATCAGCAATAAAGGGGTAATATGGTAGATAAAAGTAAAGTACTGTTTTTAAACAGTTCATTTATCAAGAGCGATACCACCGACGAAAAGACAACTAGTATAACAATTGAAGGGTATGCAAGTACCGATGACGTTGATAGACAAGGCGACATTGTCCCAGCAAGTGTATGGAAAAAGGGTATACAAAATTATTTGAAGAATCCAGTAATTTTGGCATATCACGACCATAGCGAGCCAGTTGGTAGGATGGTAGAACATAGAGTTGACGGCAAGGGATTATGGGTTAAAGCCAGAATTTCTTCAGCTGCTGGCGAAGTGTTTAATCTTGTAAAAGATGGCATCTTAACGGCATTTAGTATCGGCTTCCGAATCGTAGATGCGGAATATGATGCAGCCAAAGAGTTGTTTGTGGTAAAAGAGTTAGAATTGCACGAAATTTCAGTAGTGTCAGTTCCAGCTAATCAAAATACACTATTTAGTCTTTCTAAGGCGTTTGATACAGCCGAAGAATTTAAATCTTTCAAAATGCAGTTTGCACCCGACAGCGATTCAGCTAAAGGGCTAGAATCCTCAACGGAAGCAGACAGCCAAATTAATAAGGAATGGAACATCATGGATCCAAAACAATTAGAACAAATGTTGGCTGATGCAGCTAACAAAGCGGCTGAGCAAACTGCAAAAGCCATCGCCGAATCACAGGCAAAAGCATTGGCCGAAAAAGCCGCTGCTGATAAGGCCGAAGCCGAATTAGATGCACGCGTTAAAGCCGCTGTTGCTTCTATCTCTACAGGTGACACAGGTGCTGAGCGCTTGATGGCCGAAGTTGAGAAGCGTTTAGCTACTGCTGAAGAGTCAAGCAAATCAGTTATTGCTGGTTTAGAAGCTGCTTTAAAAGACAAAGCTGCTGAAATTGAAGCAATCACAAAATCAAAAATGTCTTTTTCCGAAGCCAAAGACGGTTTGTCTTATGCTGACAAAGAAAAGGCTGTTATGTTGTCTAAAATGGCGGGTAAGTCATTGGACGGCACAAAATTTGGTCGTGACTTAGTACAAAAATATGGTGCACACCAGCCTTCAGGTACAACTGGTACTTGGGAACTTGAAGTTTCATTGAACATGGAAAATGAAGTTCGTCGTCGCTTAGTTGTTGCTCCTATTTTCCGCAACATTGCTATGCAAACTAACGTGATGACAATGCCAGTGAATCCAGAAGCAGGTTTAGCAACTTGGGTTACTAACGCTGACTTTGGTGCCGTTCCTGCTAGCGTTGGCGCTGCTGGTGCTTCCGCTGGTAACACTGCTACTCACGCTTTCAAAGAAATCACTTTGAATGCTTATAAACTTGCTACAAACGAGTATACAGCATACGAAGAAGAAGAAGATTCTTTGATCGCTTTGATGCCAATGATTCGTGATGGTATGATCCGTCGTGTTGCTCGCGCCGTTGACAAAGCCTTCTTGTTAGGTGCTGGTTCAGGTTCTGACCCTGTTAAGGGCTTGGCTAACTGGGCTACTAACACCACTGCTGTTGGCGCAACTGCTCCTAACACTGTTGCTGCTGGTCTGAATGTCGCTAAGCTGCGCACATTGCGTCAAGGTTTAGGTGCTTGGGGTCTCGATCCATCTGAAGTAGTCTATATCGTTAATACCGATGTTTATTACCAGTTGCTGGAAGATACAACCTTCCAAACAATGAACCAAGTTGGTACACAAGCTACACTGTTAACCGGTCAAATCGGTCAAATCGGTGGAAGCCCTGTGTTGGTCTCTGCAGAGTTCGCTTCACCAGCTACTGGCGTTGCAGGCGCAATCTGCTTACACCCAGGCAACTTTATCGTTGGTAACCAGCGCGGTCTCCGCATTGATACTCAAGAATTAGTTGAAACACAACGTCGCGTTATGGTGGCTAGCCTCCGTACCGGTATGACACGTGTTACCACTAACTTAGGTAACGCTGTTACAGCACACAAGTACACAGCAACCTGATCTGCTAGTGTAATTGTTAACAAGACCCTTCGGGGTCTTGTTTTATAAAGGTATATTGTGCCTTTATAAAACAAGCGAGGTAATTATGGCAACCGATTTAGTAACAAAATCTGAATACAAAAATTACATGGGAATTACTAGCGTTAATTCAGACTCAGAAATTGATTTTTTAATTCCCAAGGTCAGTGATCTGGTAAAATCATACTGCCGTCGCACTTTTATTGATTACTACAGTGATGTAAAAGTTGAATTCTTTGACGGTGGTTTTAGAGAATTGTTATTAAAAGAAACTCCCATTGTAAATGTATTATCAGTAGCTTATAGCGAAGACTATGGCAAAACATATACAAATCTAACAAAGTATACAGACTGGGTAGCCCGTGGCGATGCAGTAGTCTGCATTAACCCAAGCGGTTTTACGGAAATACTTAATGGGTATAGAGTAAACTACTTTGGTGGTTATGATGTTGTACCCGGCGACTTAAAATTAGCAGTATTAGACTTAGTAGAGTATTATTCAAGAAATAACGGTACGGTACATACGAGCAGGGATTTAAACCCTAATACTACACAGATCAATTACGTTTCATCTACAAATTTACCTGCTCCGATTAAACGTGTACTAGATCAATATGTAGCGGATTTTACATGAGTGCAGAAAATTTCATTAAATTTTTTAGAGATAAGAAAAAGAGTGGAAATTTTGAAGATGCAGCAGACTATGCTGACTATAGCCGTTACGTAAATACAAATAAAACTTGGTTTAACAAAAATCGTGCGGATCTTGAAGCTCAAGGGCTTAGTCGAAATGTTGGAGTCGTAGTATCAGAGTCTAAAGCAGCCGAACTAGGTGTAAGCGATGCTTTTAAAAACCTACAACAACAATTTACTGGAAATAGTGATATTTCAAAGCCTATTGTAGATGTTGTAGATGGTAAAACTTTTATACTGTTTCCCGAAACCCCATTCAAAGATGGAGTCGAGAGAACCTTAGACAAGTATCTTGGAAGCGGTACAAGTGCCAAGTTTAAGGAAATGGGTATGGTTAAAGGTCACATATATGGTATGATGACCGGAGCAGTTTTAGGTGCTAGAGACGAGTTATATAAGTATATGACTAAAGGCGATATGCCTATGATGTCAGAAGACGAAGCAGACTACGCACTAGGATTCTTAGACAACTTAATACTTCACTTACAAAAATTAGATATTGAATCTGCAGAGTTAAAAACTCTTACTAGTCCAGTATTTTTAAAGTACAATAAAAGTGCTACAAACTTTCTTATTGAATTACAGTCAGAATCAGACAATGCAGCTAGCGCTAAGTTAGTTCAGAGACTATCTGGACAAAAGGGCGGAAGTACAGGTATTCGCGGATTAATAAATCCTCAATCTACACAGTCCAAAGCACTAACAGGAATACTAGATATATTAGCCAAAGACGCTAATTTTTCTACCAGTGAGATTTTAGATTTTAAAAGTTCTCCTACAATGATGGACTTGATAGTGGATGAAATACTTGAGCCTTTTGGGCAAAAACGTAAAAATCCTAAGCAGATTAAGAGTCCAAAAATTAAGTTACCCAATGAGATCATTGTAGCTTATGTAGACGAAAAAGCAAAATCTGAGTATAGAAAAAAGTTAAAGAAAACTTTAAGAGAAGCTCAGACAAATAGACAACAAATTAAAAAGCAAAAAAGTAATGTACAACAAGTAAAGGGAACTGTACTTGCTAAAACTAATTTACTTAGCTTGACTAATTTAATTAATAGCCAGTTACAGAGCGTAATTAGTGCTAATATGGGTGACGGCTCCGCTAAAAATGTTCTGAACTATAGAACTGGCAGATTTGCTAGTACTGTCAAAGCTGAACATTTAACTATGAGCAGAGAAGGCATGATTACAGTATTCTATTCTTACATGAAAAACCCTTACGCAACTTTTAGCACTGGTGGCCGTCAAGAGTCACCACGAAGTAGAGACCCCAAGCTACTAATCTCTCGATCAATAAGAGAAATTGCAGCAGAAGCGGTAGCTAATAAATTAAGGGCGGTATCGATATGACAAGAAGAACAAGTATTGTAACAGCTTTAGCTGAAAAATTTAAATTAATAAATGGAACTGGTAGTTATAAAAGTGATTTATCCGACAATAGTTATCCCAAGTTAAAATTCTGGGATGAGATTCAAGATTTCCCAGCAGTATACCTTACCCCCGGCTCCGAATTAAGAGAATATTTACCAGGAGACTTTACCTGGGGATATCTAAATGTTAGTGTCAAAGTGTATGTTCGTAGCGAAAGCGAAGCGCAACAGCAGCTTGAAGACTTACTAAACGATTTAGAAAATGTAATCGATGCTAACCGAGTATTAGTATATGATATTACTAATAATCTGTCAACTACTGAAATATTAATTCAGTCAATAACAACCGATGAAGGTCTGCTTAGTCCTTATGGTGTCGGTGAAATAAATTTACAGGTGCGTTACGCACTCTAATTACCGAATAGTACCGATACAGATAAATGTCTAGTAAGTGTACTCCTAGGTTATCAACTAAAAGGAATAACTATGGCAGCAGTTAATTTAATTCGTAATAGTAGAGTCTTCTTTACTACTAACATTGACAGTTTTGGTCGCGTAAAAATTGGTGCATATAAAGATGCCGGCGCCCCCATGACTGCATCAAACTGTTTCGAGATTCAAGTATTGGAAGGCATGAGCTTTTCACAAAATACTACTGTAGATACAGTTACATTAAATGAAGCAGGGGCAGCTCCTGTACGTGGTCAGCGCAGTTTTAACACTGCACTAGAGCCAGTAGACTTTACTTTCTCTACATATATTCGCCCACATAATACAGGTAGTTTAATTACTGCCGAAGAGCAGTATTTATGGAATGCTTTTGGTGGTGCAGCCAACCTTGGTGCCGCTGGTGCCGCTTGGACTTCTACATCATCTACTGGTACATTGGGATTTACTAATTCTAATAAGCATCAATTATTGCCTTTTGGCTTAATTATCTTGTTTGACAACGCAGGTTATGTTATTGATAACTGCGCTTTAGACTCTGCTACTATTGACTTTGGTATTGATGCTATTGCTGCAATTGCATGGGCCGGTAAAGGTTCTGCAATTCGCGTATTAGCAGATGCTCAGGCCAACACAGCAAGTCCAGTTGTGTTCTCAGGAACAGACTTCCTTGGTGCTGCAGCTAGTAACACTTCGCTTGCCAAAAATACCACAGCTCGTTATATTACTAACAAATTAAGTACTTTAGTTGTTAATGACGGTATCAATGATTTTGTTACCACTCCTGGTGGAGCCGTAACAGCCGTTACAGTCGGTACCCCTGGCTCTGGCTATACCTCTGTACCTACAGTAGCTTTTGCTGCAGCACCTTCTGGTGGTGTAACAGCTACTGGTACCGCAGTATTGTCTGGCGGTGCTGTTACCGCTGTAGCAGTTGCTACTGGTGGTACTGGTTATACGACTCCAACAGTAACGTTCTCTGCCCCACAAGTTGCTGGCGGAACAACAGCTACAGGTACTGTAACGGTTTCTAGTGGTGTAATAACTGGTATTGTTATTACATCGGGTGGAACTGGCTATACAACAGCTCCTACAGCTACTCTTAGTGCTGTACCTTCTGGTGGTACACCAGCTGTTCTTGGCGCCGTAACTATCGGTACCTCTACTATTACGGCTGTTACAAT